AAATACCCTCACGCGAATTGCCGACAACGATCTCGATCGCCTGCTGGAGTGAGATGCCAGACCCACCAAACCCTCCAGGCAAAAGCGCCGAAAAGGCACTCGAAAAACCCGCATACGGCGAAGAGGCTCCGCCACCCGTAGCAAGGGAAGTCACCAAGTCTTGAAGCGGCGAGGTCAAGCGCGACAGCCCAAAGATCGAATCGGGGTCGATCTCACCCTTCCCGACCAACTCGTCGAAGCGCTCCTGCTCCCCGGCCGAAAGTCCAAAGTCCTCGATGCTCTTGAAGTACGTCGTGCCCGAAGCATCGCGCGCCGAGTAGTTTCCAGAAACAATTTCTTCGAAAGGACCGCCTACCTGCGACAACTGCCCCGCGGGGATCGCAAGGAAAGCCTCGATCGACGCGCGGTCCGATAGCGTCTTCGCCTTGAGTCTCGGACTCTGGAGGTCTCCGGGGTTCAGGATCAGTTGCGTATCCGGGTCGATCAACTCGTCGAGATACAGATCCCCGGGGAGCTTCTCGGGACCAACCGCTCCAACACCCACACCGTAACTCGAGCTGCCAAACGCGCGGCGCTCGGCCTGTGTCTGCGTCAACCCACCGAGACCCGCCTTTTGCAAGTCGTCGAGATACAGGTCTCCCGGCGCCTTCGGAGGGCCGACTTCATTCGGAATGACACGCGAAATGGGCATGCTAATTCCCTATTAGGGTTTCGCCTGGATTGGGTGTGGGCTGGTCCGAATAACGAGTCGAACGTGCAGCCCCGAAGCGACTTTGAAATTCGTACGACCGCTGCGAGCCAGGCGGACGTGACGGGTAGACCTGCGCGGGAACGAAAAGCTGCTCAGCCTGCTGCTCGCGCGCGCGAATGTTCGCGAGCTCCTCGCTGCCATCGAGCAGCATGCGGATGTCTTCGGCGTCGTAGCGGAAGCCATCGGGCGCCCGGCCGGCGATGTTGTACGGGAAACGCTGAATCGACTCGGTCCGCGACTGACCCGTGAGAAGAGCTTGCTCTGGATTGATCTTCTCGAGCGCAGCCTTCACGCGGTCGTTTCGCCCGATGGCCGCTGAAACCGCTTCGTCCACCGTGTCGAAACCCTCTCCCAAATACCCGCGCTGTAGGGCGAAGATCGTCGCGGTCTCCTCATCCATGTACTGCCGCGAGATCGGATGCACGCGCGGAATGTTGTACCAACGGCCACCTTCCGCGACAGGTTCGAAGGAGGTTGGGTCGAGCTGAAAGGTCTCGACTCCCTCGAGTTCTTCGTTCGGTGTCTCTGGCAGATAGCCAGCCATCTTTGAGATCGGCCCGAAAGTCGAGTGCCCTCCAGGCGGGTTCGGAGACGAGCTCACCGCTAGTCTCCCTCGCCGCCCGTGAGCGAAAGACCCGGCGCGAGCTCTTGCACTCGGCCAGGCGCAACACCCGCGAATTCGAGATCCTCGAGACGATGGAAGCCGCCCGTCTTCATGCGGTAGTTCTGCACGGACTCAGCCTCTTGTGGCGTGAACCCAGCCGCAATCAAATCCGCATAGCTCGCGGCGTTTACATTGACGCTGCCACCCACTAGCGGTTTGCCGGACGAGTCCTTAGATGGCTTACGCACTAGCCCAGGCTCGTCGCTGTCGGAATCTTCGTAGGGCATCAAAACCCCGTGCAGCCGCCACCCGTGAGGGCCGTGAAGATCTGATCCGTTCGCGCATAAGTACCCGCGCCACCCGCACCAGGCTCGTACTTCACCCACTTGCCGGGGCGCACGGTCTTGCGCGCAACCTTCGCGTCCACGTTGACGGCACTCATGCCTTCGTTATGGCGCTCGCGCCGGTCGTCTTTCACCCAGATGTTCTTGAGACTACCCGTGATCGTGGCGCGCGCGGGCAGACGCATTTTGCCCTTGATGCGCCGGATCTCTGCGTCTCGTGCGGCAACTGTGACAGCCATTGAATACCCCCTTTCCCCCACTACCATAGAAGGATGCCGCAGTGGGAGCAACCGACCTCAGAGATCCACCGCGAGCCCATCGCGGAAGACCAGCCTACCGATGGCTCGATGCCGCTTGAAATTTCGAGATGGGAGCTATTCTCGCAATTCCGAGCCCTCGCCGGACTTTCGCTCGCCGACGCCTACCTCCAGGCAGGCGGGCGAAAGAACGTCAACGCGCAAAGACAGGGCGCCAAAATCAGCGGACGAGAGCCGGTCAAGAAGCGCATCGAATGGCTCAAGGCCGAGCAGGCGCGCAAGATGCAAGACGGCGCCGTCATGTCCAAGCGCAGCATCCTCGAAGAACTCAAGACCAACATGGAGCTTGGCCGGGTACTCAAGGGCAGCTTGAACGCCAGCAACCGGGCGCTCGAGCTGATCGGCGGCGAAGAGCATGATATGTTCGTCGTGCGCCGCGAAAACCGGAATAAGAAGATCGACGAGCTCGATGGCATGGATACCGATCAACTGATCGAATTCATCCAGAAAGCCGCCGCCCGGATACCGGGCCTGGAGATTGATGCCGAGAAACTTGCAGCCGCCGTTGGGGCAAAACCTGAATCCGCATCAGGCGGTGGACGGCCTGCGGGAAATCGCGCGCCAGATCCGCGACTTGAACTACCAGCGGGCGAAGACGTATAAGCCCTACGGCAAGCAACTCGCCTTCCACAATGCCGGCGCCAAGCACCGAGAACGCCTGCTTGTCGCAGGAAATCAGCTCGGCAAGACGTTTTGCGGCGGCTACGAAACCGCCATGCACCTGACTGGCGAATACCCCGAGTGGTGGTCCGGCAAGCGCTTCGATCGCCCCATTCGCTGCTGGTCGGCTGGCGTGTCGAACAAGGCCACCCGCGAGCGCGTCCAGACGATGCTCATGGGAAGCGAGACCGATTGGGGCACGGGCATGATCCCACGCTCTGCGCTGCTTTCTCCGCCAGTCATGAACCGCTCGATCTCCGGCATGATCGACTACGTGCTCATCAAGCACAAGACTGGCGGCGAGTCGAGACTCGTGTTCAAAAGCTACGAGATGAAGCTCGAGACCTGGGCCTCCGACGAAATTGATCTCGTGTGGCTCGACGAAGAACCGCCCGAAAAGCTCTTCAACGAATGCCTCGCGCGCGTCACCAATACCAAAGGGCACATCATCATCACCTTCACCCCACTACTCGGCATGAGTACGGTGGTGCGGCACTTCTATCCCGAATGCGATACCTCGCAGCGCTGGATGGTCCGCATGGAGATCGAGGACGCGCTGCACATCTCCGCCGAAGAACGCGCAATCATCATCGCCCGCTACCCGGAGCACGAACGCGAAGCGCGTACGCGCGGCATCCCGACCATGGGTTCTGGTCGGGTCTTCGTGCATCTCGAAAGCTTCATCTCCGAAGAGCCCTTCGAAATCCCGAGGCATTTCGCGAGACTCAACGCCGTGGACCTTGGCTATGGCGACCACCCCACAGCCGTCGTGTTTGGCGCCTTCGACCGGGACGCCAATGTGATCCACGTCTACGACACCTATTGCAACAAGGACCCCCGGCTCGCCATCCATGCCGATGCGATCAAGGGCAAGCCACACTGGATTCCGACCACCTACCCCCACGATGCGGGCAAGCATGACCCCGGTTCAGGCATCACCTACGCAGATATGTACCGACAAAAAGGTGTCAAAATGACGAGCGAACACGCGACGTTCGTCGATGGCGGCTTCCGCGTAGAGCCCGGAATTCAGATGATGGATGAGCGCTTCGCGGCAGGTCAGCTCAAGATCTTCCGCCACCTCCACGATTGGTTCTCCGAGTACCGGACCTACCACCGGAAGGAGGGCATCATCGTGGATATTCGCGACGACCTCTTGTGCGCGACCCGGCTACTCGTGATGATGGCCCGCGCATTTCGCACGGAACCAGCCGAAACGCGACAAACCCAGGCAATACCGTATGATGTTCTCGATCCGTATCCGCATGCATTTCGTCATTAGAAGGCGAGCCTGACATGAACTCGGTCCCGCAAACCTTTCGACCCCTCGCACGGAAACGACCCACGCAGCAAAATCTTGCCCAGCAAGCCCTCTCCCTCGAGCGCGCCTCTACCCGCCGCGCACAACGCCCACCCTCTCAAATTCCAGATTCCGCAACGACCGGCGCGACGTTGCTCGTGGGAGGAAGCTGATATGGCAGCCGTAGTACCCGCAATTACTGCCCTGCTCACGGTCTTCTCGACCACCGTTTCGCTCGCTCGTGGCTTCAGTGGTTCAAAACTCCCGCAGGCTCCACTGAAAGATCCAACCTTCAAAGGCGCCGACACGGAAATGCAAGAAGCCGCGCGCCGGAAGGGCAGGCAGGTATTTGCGGGCGGCGACACGATCGTTGGCAATCCAGTGGGTGCGGAACGTACCTCCGGGTCGAGCACCCTGGTAGGCGGTTAAAAATGCTGGATACGGGCCGGCAGATCATCGACCGCTTCGCGACCTGCCGCCAAAAGCGCGTCTGGTTCGAAAGCGAGTGGCAAGAGTGCGCGGACAATCTGTTTGGTCGCCGAGACTTCACGACGACTTCTACCCTGGGTCGGCGCCGGACGCGAGACATCCTCGACACCACCGCACGGCAAAGCCTGATCATGCTCGCGGGTGGCCTGCAAGGTCTACTCGCCGACCCCTCGACGCCCTGGTTCTCGGTACTGCCGGTCGATGACAAACTCGCCACGCAGCGCAGTGTGATCGAGTGGTTCGAAGAAACCACCAAACGCATGCGCCGCAGCTTCGAAATCCCAAAGGCTGGCTTCTCGATCAACATGGCCGAGTTCTTCTACGACATCGGTGGCTTCGGGACCTCCGCTCTGTTTTCGATCGACATGGGGAACTACACCTACTTTTCGGCCCGGCCGCTGGGCGAGATCTTTGTCGACGAAAACGAGATCGGCATCATCGACATCGTGTTTCGAAAGTTCCAGTACACCGCGCGGCAGGTCGCCCTGGCCTGGGGCGAAGGGACCTCAAAGACCACCAAGAGCAAAAAGGTGAACGACGCGGTCCTCAAAAACCCGGATCAGATCTTCGAATGCCTCCACCTCGTCCACCGCGTCGACGACCCGACCGCGCTGTCGGGCGCCCCGAACTCGCAAAAGCCCTGGCGCAGCGTCTATGTGCTCGAGGAAGACCACAGCATCATCTCCGAAGGCGGCTACTACGAGCTGCCGATCCACGTCGCGCGCTGGAGCAAGGAAGCCGGACACGTCTACGGCACCGGCCCTGGCATGATCGCGATCTCGGACGGCAAGATGCTCAACGAGATGAACCGCACGCTGCTTCAACTGGCCCAAAAAGTCGCAGACCCGTCGCTCACGGTTCCTGATGATGGGGTTCTCACCCAATTAATGACCGCACCCGGCAGTATCAACGTCGTGCGCGAAGATTTGCTGGTTCGAACACGAGGCAAGCCCATCGGCGTAATCCCCACGGGGACCAACTACCCGATCACCGAGCAGATCCTCGAGGAGCGCCGCCAGAGCGTACGCGACACCTTCTACGCCACTTTGATGCAGCTCTTCCGCGATCCGCGCATGACCGCTACCCACGTCCTCGAGCTTTCTGCCGAAGCGCAACGACTGATGGCCCCGATGCTCTCGCGGATCAAGGTCGAGTTGCTCGATCCGGTCGTGCAGCGCCAGTTCTTCCTGATGATGCGGCGCGGACAACTCCCGCCGGTTCCCGAAGTCATGCGTGGCAAGGAATTCGAGATTTCCTACAACAGCCCGGTCCTGCGGAGCCAGCGGCTTCCCGAAGCGCGCGCGGCGATGGAGGTCTGGCAGTCTGCCTTCATGATCGCGCAGGGCGGCGCGCAGTCGGTCCTCGATGGCCTTGACCCGGACGCCTCGCTCAAGCTGATTCACGAAGCGCGCGGCGCTCCGATTTCGATTTTGCGGCCCGACAAGGATCGCGACGACATCCGCGCGCAACGCGCCGCGCAGCAGCAAGAGCAGGAGCAAATGGCGAAAATGCTTGCAGGATCACAGGCTGCCGGTAATGTGGGCGTGGATGTGAACCAGATCCCAGGAGGTGCCGCCGCGTAAATGCTTACCGGTCGCAAGTTCCTCTCCCGCACGCGGCTACGCTTTGCCGCGCGCAGACGCCGTGATGCCTATTCGCGCTTCTTCGAGACCGATGCAGGGCGCACCGTTCTCGCCGATCTGATGGACACGGCAGGCTGGAGCAAAGACCTGTTTCACGAAGACCCCCTGATCACCGCGAATCTGCTCGGTCGGCGCTTCATGATCCTGCACATCAAGGCCGTCTTGCGCGCTACCGATACCGAGCTCGACTCGATTGCAACCCAACACGATGAACTCCTCGAGGACTATCCACAATGACTCCCGAACCCGAACCGATCGTTACACCCCCCTCGCCGCCCGCACCTCCGGCGCCGCCGATCGCAGAGCCGCCCAAGGACCACTTCTCGAAGCGGCTCGGTGGCGAAATCTCCAATCATCCAGGCCTTCAGAAATTCGGTAGTGAGACCGATCTCGCAAAGTCCTACCTCGAACTCGAAAAGAAACTCTCTGCGGGGGGTGTGCGTGTTCCAGGCGAAAAGGCCAGCCAAGAAGAAATCACGGCTTACCACAAAGCCATCGGCGTACCGGATTCGATCGAAGGCTACGACTTCAAAGCCGAAGTCCAGATACCGGAC